TTATATTAAATTTATTAAACCAACTAAACTGTTGTTCTTTTATAGTGTTTTTGTCAATTGAGCCGAAACATCCTTTAGTATAATATTTTTCAAACACTTCCTCGAAAAGATTTTTATTAGAAGCTGTGTTTAAGTTATAGTATTCTTTGAATCTCATTATTTGCCTTTGTAATGTGTAGTGTAAACTGTCTCAGTAAAACCAAAATCAACCACCACTATTTTATTATTTATTTCACCAAGAGATGTGAACTTTTTAAAGTCATTTACGGCAAACCCAAAATTAATAGACATTGATATTAACTGCTTTGAATAATAGAGATAATGTATGTACACGAGAATGGTTTTCCAAAATATATAATGTAGATATATTGGAAAGCTCTAAAGAAGAGATTAAGAAAATAGTATCCACCCTAATAGAGGAATAATATGACTTTTGAAGAATATAAACAATATCTAGTTGAAGAATCTTTAGCGGATAGAATAGCTAGAAAGAAAGAAGAAAAAGAAGCCAAGAAAGAAGTTGCTAGTGGAAATTCTGCAAACCATAAAGAATTTCCAACAGATTTTAACAAGTACGTTAGCGTAAATATTTCAGAAGAAGCTAACGTAACAATTGAAGTGTCAGATGATAGCAAGTATTTCAATCAACACAAAGCATTCGCGTTTTTGGTTAAATATACTTTCGGAAACATGAAAGGCTATGTCGATGGAAAGAATGGACCAGAAATTTTTACATTTGACGGAGCAACTGAAAAGGGTGGATATAAAGAACTTATGTCTAAACTATCAGAAGTATCAAAAAACTTGACAAAGAAATTTAAAGGAATGGAAGACGCAATTGAAGAAGAATTTGCAAAAGCTGGAATAAAATATACTCCTATAAAGAAAGAAGATCCTGCTCCTAAAAAGAAAGAATTAGAAGACCTAGATTAATCCAAAAATAAAATACTATATAGAAGAAGAGAATAAACACTCTTCTTTTTTAATTTTAGGAAGAAACTAGGAGATTTATGAAATACTACATATACCAAACAACAAATTTAAAAAACGGCAAAATATATATAGGTTACCACGCCTCAGAAAATATGGAAAAAGATTCTTATCTAGGAAGCGGGAAGCTATTAAGAAAGGCAATTAAAAAATATGGAAAAGAAAACTTTATTAGAGAAATTCTTTTTGAATATAATACTTCAGAAGAAGCATTTGCTAAAGAACTTGAAATAGTAAATGAAGAATTTATTGAAAGAGATGACACTTATAACATGTGGCCTGGCGGAATAGGTGGAAGTTTACCAGGAGAGAAAAGTCCATTCTTCGGGAAAAAGCACACCGACGAATCTAAAAGAAAAATGTCTGAAAATAATTATATGAAAGGAAAACATCATACAGAAGAAACTAAACAAAAATTGAGCAATGCACATACTGGAAAAATTTTATCAGAAGAAACTAAAGTAAAGTTATCTGAGAGTAGTTGGATAAAAGGAAAACATCATACAGAAGAAACTAAACAAAAATTGAGAATAGCTAATGTTGGACAAAAACGTTCAGCCGAAGCTAAGAAATTAATGTCTGAAAATAGTGGTAATAAAGGAAAACCAAAATCCGAAAAATTTAAAAAACATTTATCCGAAAAATTGAAAGGACAACCACATCCATGGAATTTAGAAATAAATAGAAATCCAGAAAAAATAAAAAAGACTATTGAAAAGAAACTAGGTGTGAAATTATCAGAAGAACATTGTAAAAGTATATCAGAAGGAAGAAAAGGAAAGACTACTGGAAAAGATAATTACAAGTATATAGGAGATTATATAACACCGTATGGTATATTCTCATCATCTTCTATTGCAGCTAAAGAATTGGGATTATTTTCAAACACTATATATAAACGTTGTGTTTTTAGTCATAATAAAATATCTGACCAAGCTATAAAAGGAGAAAAGAATAAAGATTTGATTCCTTATCATGGTAAAACTTATCGTGAGGCTGGTTGGTGGTTTGAACCAAAAGATAAGGAGAATGCAATATGAGTTATCAAAATATACCCGGATTAAGAGCTGCTGGCGAAAAAGTAGAAATGACGGCTGAACAAATAAATGAATATATAAAATGCCAAGAAGATATTTTATATTTTGCAGAAAATTATTTTTATATACAGACAATAGATGAAGGAAGAAAAAAAATTCCTTTGTGGGAATTCCAGAAAAAACTTTTAAAAGTTATGATAGACCCTCCAGATGGAAAAAGACACATAGTTGTATTATCTGCTAGGCAAATGTCTAAAACTACAGTATCGACTATATTTTTATTACATTACGCTTTGTTTAATAAAGAAGGAAATTTAGCTATATTAGCAAATAATGAGAAGACTTCTAAAGATATTTTAAGTAAAATACAAATGGCATATCTTAATTTGCCACTTTGGTTACAACAAGGTATCTCTGATGCAGGATGGAATAAAAATTCATTAAGTTTAGAAAATGGAATACAGATATTTGCAGCATCTACTTCATCTAACTCCATCAGAGGAAAAACAATTTCCGCTCTTTTCGTTGATGAATCGGCGCACATCGCAGATTATATATGGGACGAATTTTATAATTCAGTATTGCCAACTATTTCTTCAGGAAAAAAATCTAAAATTATTATGGTATCTACTCCTAAAGGTTTGAATCATTTTTATAATATATACAAAGATGCTACTATGGGAAAAAATAATTATTATCCTGTTAAAATATCTTGGTATGAAAGACCAGATAGAGATGACAAGTGGAAACAAGATACATTAAAAGATTGCGGGAGTATGGCCAGATTTTTGCAAGAATACGATTGCCGTTTTTTAGGTTCTTCCAACACTCTTATAGAAGGAGATATGTTAGAACGTATAGAAACACAGACTGCAACCACTTTGAAATACAACGGTGCAATGTTAATATACGAGGAACCTACTCCGAATGATTTTTATATTATGGGAGTAGACTCGGCAAAGGGCGGAGGAAATGATTATTCTGTTATACAAGTATTGAAGATAAATGGAGAAAGAGATGTTGAACAAGTAGCTGTGTATAGAAATAATTTAATATCTCCAGATGATTTTGCTCAAGTATGTATAGGAGTATCTGATTATTATAACAACGCATATATGATGGTTGAAAATAATGATGTTGGCCAGGTAGTAGCTGATGCGATCTGGTATGATTATGAATGTGACAGAATAGTAAACTGTGACGGAAAGGGATTAGGAATACGTTCTACTAAAAAAACAAAATTAGCTGGAAACTTATTATTGAAAAAATATGTCGAGAATGGTTATGTTCAGATTAATGATAGTAGAACTTTATATGAGTTATCAAGATATGAGGAAGTATCTCCTAACGTATTTCATGCGGCTGGTCAAAATGATAATGACGACTGTGTTACTAGTTTGATATGGGCGTTGTATTATCTAACCACACCTTTTTATGATAAAGACGATAACAATATTTCCAGAAAAGATATATCCGATAAATATAAGATAGAGGATGATAGACCAATTTTTTACGACGAAGGTGTTGATGAAAATTGGATAAATGGATTTTAGGTTTAAAACTAAATATAGATATATACATAGGAGATAATAAAAATGCCACTTGACATGAAACTTCCTGGGGTTTATAGAGAAGAGAAAGACGTTTCGTTGATTCCTTCTGTAGACAACACCACAGTGGTAGCAACTATTGGTAGAGCGAAGAAGGGTATAGCCAATTCTATTGTTCTAGTAAATAGTGAAGACCAATTAATAAGAAAATTTGGAACCCCGATTTGCAGTGGTTCTTATCCAGTTGTTAGAGATGTTGATTACGGAATATATTCAGGTATAGAGATTTTAAAAGAATCAAACAATCTTTATTATGTTAGAGCAACGAACGGTACTGAAAAATATGCAACCGTAACTTTACCAGTATCTGCTACAACTTCTGCGGGAACAACTTCTGGAATAACAGCAGTTGCTTCTAGTGCATATCCATCAGATGCATCTTATACTTATGGAAATACTCCATCTGATATTAAGTAATTGAATGCTGGATTGACTGGCTCTATAAGATTTGCTTCTATAGGCCCTGGAATATATGGAGATGACGTTGCAGTAACTTTAACAACATCTGCAGTATTATCAAACTCAGCTCTTTCAGCTAATTACACTTGGGGGAATTCATACAATGATTCGGCCAAGTCTAGTAGAGTATTTAAAGTTGATGTTTATTCAAACCAGCCAGGTCAATCATTTACTATCACAATGATCCCAGTAGAAACTTTTTACGGATCAAACTCATTAACAGAACTTGATAATAATGGTAATTCATTATATATTGAAGATGTTATAAATGGTAAGTCCGAATATGTTTATGCAAAGGCTACAGGAGATGATGTTCTTCCTCCTTCTACAGTATCTGGTTCTTCTTTTGTTAAGATTGCTTTGGCAGGTGGAGCAGACGCAACATCAACATCATATGACCCAACAGGATTATGGGATTTCTTTAACAACAAAGATAATACACCAGTAGACTTAGCTATAGTAGTTCCTAGATCTAAAGATTCAGCAGTATCTACTAGCGAAGTTCAGAAAGTTGATTCTGTAATTGGAAAGAGAATGGATATGTTCGCAGTTGTTCAGGCTAATTCACTAGCTTCTACTTCTGAACAAACAATAATTGCTGACAACGCAAGTGTCCAGTCATCTATAACTAATTATTCTTACTTTGGTAAATATGTTGGATGGAATTTAGTATTTGATAGATATAATTCATCAAGAGTATATCTACCTAACTCAATATTTGCTGCTGCTGTTATTGCAAGAACTGATAGAATTTCTTCACCATGGGAAGCTCCAGCAGGCATGGAAAGAGGTGTAATTGCAGCTGGTAAACAATCAGTAATATTAACACCAGACGTAGCAGGAAGATTGTATGAAAATTATAATCTAAACACTATAAAATTCTTAAATGGAGTTGGTAATGTAATTTGGGGACAGAAGACTGCTCAATTACAAAAAACTGCAAGAGATAGAATTAATGTAAGAAGAATGTTAAATTATGTAGAAAATGGTGCAGAGAAAATTCTTAATGCATTCTTGTTTAGAGGTAATACTCCTAAAGAACGCGAAAGGGTTTTCAATCTTGTAAATTCGTTTATGAATAATGTTTATGTTGGTAATGGAGTTTCTAGTTATAGAGTTGTATGTGACAATACTAACAATACAGAAACTACAATTGCTCAAAACATATTAAACGTAGATATATTCATTCAACCTGCATATACAATTGAGTTTGTAAAAATAACTACAACAATAACTGCATCGTCTGTTACTGTTGGTGAAGCGTAAGGAGTAAACAATGGCAGGCATGTTTATAGAAGGAAGAAAGATAAAGAATTTCGCTGACATTCAGAAGAATTTCATGTATGAGATTGTTTTTGAAAAAGGTTATTCTTTGATAAATGGAAAGAGCCAAGAAGATTTGACATTAAGAGCTAGAAGTTTTTCAATTCCAGAAAGAGGAAACGAACCAATAGAATCTAACTTTGGTGCAATGAAGCAGTTCTTTCCTGGCAAGCCAACTTTTGGAAACACGATGCAAGTTGTGTTTGAAGAAACTGAAAGTCAATTCATTCAGAATTTCTTGTTCGCTTGGCAACAGAAGATTTTCAACATACATGAAGGACACTCAGATCACAGCAGAAAGCGTGGCGATAATGGTGGCTTAGTTGGTCCAGGATTAACTGAAGGTATTTGTGATCTAATCACCATAAAAGCATATCGTTATAATGGTGAAGAATTAGAAAATAAATACTTTTTAGTGAATTCTTGGCTACAGAATGTTGATTCCGTTTCAATAGATTATTCAAACAGCGAAGCTATCAGATTTACTGCTACTTTCCAGTTTGACTATTGGACATACGGAAAGCAATATGATGCTACTACTGCTAGCTTTGGGTTAAATTCAAACATAAAAGAATAAAGAGGTTTTCTGAATGGCTTTCCAAAAAATTGGTCCATTGACAACAAGGACAAATGAATTTTATGAAAAGAAATCCATTCAGAGATCTTTTAACTTTTTAGTTTATTTTGATGTATCTGAAATATTAGATGAGAATGGTAGTCCAATTGGGAGCATGGAAGATGTATTTAATCTTAGATCTTACCATGCTGTTTCGGTTGAATTACCAGATTATTCTTTTAATAAAATAGAAACATACGCAGGACCATTTGTTAGAACTACTCCAGTGTTATTTCATAATGGATTTGAATTTACTATAAAATTTGAAGAAGATGAAAAGGGAACTGTAAAGAACCTAATACATAAATTAATTAGATTGAATATTAACGAAGAAGGATATCACCATAATAGAAGAATTGATAATATTGATGTTGCGGTATTTACTCCTGATGGTGGTAATAGATTAGTAGGTGGACATTCATATAGAGTTTCGTTTAAAGATTGTTATTTTCTAAAAGCTTCTCCAGCTTCTTATGATTATTCGTCTCAAGAAAAGATCACATACGATATAACATTTAATTGTGACCATTATTATGCAGATAGTAAGAAAGTCGGAAGAGACGTATAATAACCAAGATAAATAGAAAGAGATTCGACACAATATAGGAGAGAAAATGGGAAGACCAAGAATAGTTCCTGAGAATGAATTAGTTCCAACAGCAAACAATCCTTTTCCAGAAGAAAGAAAAGAAGTTGATAATTATCATGATATAGATATTTTGCCATCTAGATATGTTTTATATCCTAAAGGAACTAAGCTAAGAGGCCGTGGTTTAAAAAATAACGAAGTCAAGAAACTTTGTACGTTAAATGAAAAGAATTATAATAGAATAATAAATGAGATAATTTCCGCAACCATTAAAGGTCTACCAGTAGAAGATATATTAGAGCAAGATAAGATATATTTAATATTTTGGCTTAGAGCTAATACTTATAAAAATGCTAATTTCATAACAGAATATGAATGTGAACATTGTGAAAAAGAAAGCCATTATCATTTTGATGTGGATAAATTTGATATTAAATATATTGAAGAAAATTATGATCCAAATTTTGAATTGAAGTTATTGAATACAGAAGACGTAGTTACTTTTAGATTTGCTAAGGTTGGAGATTTAGAAAGAATAGAAACCTTTAAATCAGCTATGGCGAATGGTATAACAAAATATGATGATGATACAATTGCTATAGCTTCTTTGGTTAATACTATAAATGGGGAACAGAAATCAATGTCAAAGATTTGTCAATTTATATCTGACCTTGATCCAGAAGATTTAGCATATTTAACTTCATATGTACAGGATATAGATTTTGGTGTATCTCCTTTAGTAAAAGCTACGTGTGTTCATTGTGAGGGGGTTACCGAAGTGCCTGTCAGCTTTCGCGCCGATTTCTTTGTTCCCAAGTATAAGTTTAGATGAGATACTAGATATAGAGTTTCATCTTAGTTTGAATTTACACATACCTTATTTCGATAGCATGGATTTTTATGAAATGCAATGGAAATACGAAAGGTTAAATAAATACAAAACTGAACAAAATGCTGTATCAAATAATATGGTTACATAAATATTGATATGGCTAATAATCCTAACGATATTGCAAGAATATTAAATGAAATGGCAAAGACTTTACAAGAGCTATCCGACGCACAGTTGGATAGCGTTAAGTCTATTGTAGAAGAAAAAATAAAACAAACCGAATCGTTAAAAACTTTAAAGCGCAAAGAATCAGAATTAACTAGAAAAATAGAATCTGATTCTAAGATATTAATTGAGCAAAAGAAAAAGAAAAACTCTTTAACTTTATTATCTATTAATACTACTAAAAATTTAATATCTAAGACTAAAAAATCATTAGATGAAAAAACTAAAAAGATATTAAGTGTTGATTCTTTCATTAAAACTGTTGGATTAGATAAGGAAATAAATTTAGCAAGAGATTTTAAAAAGCTACTTGTTCCTAAAAAACAAAAACCCATTGTTATAACTTCTCCTACAACTAATCTTTCTCAATCTAAAGAAAATTTTAGTGTTAAGGAAGATATACAATTATTACAATTAGATGCTTTGAAATCTATTGATTCTAAAATATCTGATTTACGTTCGGAAACATCTTCTAATGGATTATTTGATTTCTTAT